CGCGCCCTCGTGAACATGGTGTTCAACCTTGGCATCGGTGGTGTCATGAAATTCAAAATGATGCTTGCCGCCCTGGCGGAAAGCAGGTGGGACGATGCAGCCGATGCTGCGCTTGATAGCAAATGGGCGGATCAGGTCAAGGGCCGGGCGCAACGTATTGCCACGCTGATCAGGGAAGGGTAATTCTATGGAAAATCAACACAAGTTCATTAAGGGTTATCGTGATCTGTCTGCCGATGAAATTGCCTTGATGAATGAGGCAAAAGCTTTGGCGGAACAGGTCGGGCAACTGGTCGCCAAGTTTCGGGACAAACCTGAATTGGACCAGCGGTGGGTGGCTATTGGTCAGACCGATTTGCAAAAAGGTTTTATGGCCCTGATCCGTGGCGTCGCACAGCCGACAAGCTTTTAGGTGAGCCATGAGCATCATTGATGACGCGCTCGGCATCCTTGGGACTGTGGCCCCTGGCATCGCCACGGCTTTGGGTGGTCCTGTGGCTGGTCTGGCGGTAAAAGCCCTAACATCTGCGCTTGGTCTGCCTGATACCACAAGCAAAGACGGGGCGCTTGCTGCGCTGACCCAGGCCACGCCTGACCAGTTGCTGGCGCTCAAGAAGGCCGATAACGATTTCATGGTCCAGATGCGTCAGCTTGAGATTGATCTGGAAAAAACCCGTGTGGATGACCGCAAAGACAGCCGGGCGCGGGCCATTGCGATGCATGATTGGTCGCCCAATCTGATTGGCGTTCTGATCTTGGGCGTCTGGGCTTGGGTCAATGTGACCATGCTGACCATGGACAAGCCCCCGGCCATTGCGGGGGAATTGGTGGGGCGCATTCTTGGCATGATTGACAGCGCGACCCTGGCGTTTCTGTATTGGATTTACGGCGGCTCAAAGACTGGCGACAGGTTGGCGCGTGACAAGTGAGTCTGATTGATACAATCGGCACGCTCTGTCTAATCGGATCGCTTGCCATCGCTTTCCTGTGGCTGATCCTGTGTCTGGAAAGCAGTATTTCCGATTTGTGAGTCGCCAACACCCGACTGGCTTCTTTCGGTCCGGTGTTATAGTATGGTCATGTCCACAGAGGTGCCGCGATGTCCTATGTTATGACCTACACCAGTCTCGTGTCGGATGTTCAGAATTATCTGGAACGCACAGACTCCTCCCTGGTTGCGTCGATCCCGAACTTCATCGCAATGGCTGAGGCTCGCCTCGCCCGCGAACTGAAGATCCTAGGCTTCATTCGCCCGGTCACTTCCACTCTCACGATCGGTGACCCGATAATTGCCAAACCGAGCAACTGGCGTGAAACCGTCTGCTTCAACGTGGGCACGTCCACCGGTCTTCGCACACGTAAAGAAATCTACCCCCGGACATACGAATTCGCTCGCGCCGTTTCGGCCGACCCGACAAACACAGGGGAGCCGAGGTTTTATTCGGACTACGATTACAGCCATTGGCTGATCTCGCCTACGCCGGACCAAGCCTATCCGTTCGAAGTCCTCTACTACGAACTTGTTCCTCCGTTGGATGACTCCAACCAAACCAACTATCTCACTCAGGTTACGCCTGATCTTCTACTGTACGCGACGCTGCTTCAGAGCGCGCCGTATTTGAAGAACGACCAACGTATTCCGACGTGGCAAGCCTACTATGATCGCGCTCTTCAAGCCGAAAACGGTATGGACATGCGCCAGATTCTCGACCGCGCCATGAAGGCTTCGGAGGGCTAAATGACTGATTATGTTTCCGTCTTCGGCGGTTCCACCGTTCAACCCTCCGATGTCTCGTACCTGAGCCTGTCTCTGACCGAAGACACGACTTTTTCGTGGCCGTGGGAAACCCAGAACACTGACGCCGCCCTGCCGCGAATTTTGGACGTTACGCCAGACGCCGCTGGCTGGGCTATTACCCTGCCCGCAGCCAACAAAGCGCCATTAGGGGCCGATGTTTTGGTCCGAAACTTCACGGCGTATTCGTTTTACGTCAAGGACTCTTCCGGCGGATCTGTCGTGACGGTTACTTCCGGCCAGTCGGTCTACGTTTATCTGTCTGCGAACGCCACCGCTGCCGGAACATGGCAGACCCTTCTGTTTGGGACAGGTTCGTCTTCGCTCAGTGCCGACGCGGTGGCCTCCACCAGTGTCGTGGCTATCGCAAACACCCTTAACTCGGCCCTGCCGATCACCACGGTCTCTGCGAACTACACGATTCTGTCGTCAGACCGCGCCACAACTTTTGTCTGGACCGGTGGTTCTGGTACACTGTCTCTGACGACAGCCACAACACTCGGAAACAACTTCTTCTTTCTGGTACGCAACAGCGGCACCGGAACGCTGAGTCTTGATCCGTATCTGTCTGAAACGATTGACGGCAGCTCCACAGCTTCGCTGAACCCTGGCGAAAGCTGCATTGTCACGTGTTCCGGAACCGCCTTCTTCACCGTAGGCCAGGGCCGCTCTGTCACCTTCTCGGTTTCTCGGTTGGTGAAGAGTGTCGGCGGAAGTTCTGACGTGACGTTGACATCCGCCGAGGCGGCAAACCAGCTCCACGAGTACACCGGCACACTGACTGGGAACATCAACGTCATCGTTCCCGCTGCGGCCGGTATCTTTTACGTGTTCAACAACACGTCTGGGGCCTATACGCTGACGGTGAAGACGCCCTCTGGGACCGGTGTCGCTGTCACCCAAGGTTCGCGGACAATCCTGAACTGTGACGCAACCAACGTGATCCAGGCCATTTCCGCCGCCTCCGGTACCGTGACGAGCGTGGCCACAAGCGCAGATTTCACCGGAGGACCTATCACAACGTCGGGCACTCTGGCTTTGTCTACCACGGGTGTGTCTGCGGGGTCCTATCAATCTGGCCTCACCGTTTCTTCGGTTGGTCGTGTCACTGGTATCGACGAAGTCAGTCTGGCCTGTTTCCTCGACTGGAGGTACTGATGCCTGAAATTTATCCTATCAGGACACTTCCTGGGGTAAAGCGAGACGGTACCGATTTCGATGGAAACTTCTTCGTCGACGCTCAACACTGCCGATGGCTTCGTGGGAAACCGCGAAAGATGGGCGGGTATCGTCTGATCAACAACACACTCAGCGGCCCCATCCGTGGAACACACGTCAGCTCTGCCGACGGCTTCTCGAACATCCACACCGGATGGTCCGGGGGCATTCAGCGTGTGCAGGTCGGCTCTGACGGAACAGGAGCCGGTCTCGTCGACCGTTCCCCTGTCGGCTTCACCGCAGATAATGATTATCTGTGGCAGTTCGACAGTATCTGGGATGCGGCTGGGAATAACACACTACTCATTGCGCACCCAGGTCTCAACCTGACCAACATCGACAACGTCACAACCTCCCCCGTTTATGCCGGTGATATCTCGGACACTTCCGCCCTGACCTCCATCGGCGAGTCCGTGGCCGGTGGGGTGGTGGCCATGCCTCCATTCCTCATGCTCTACGACGCCTATGGGTATGTGAAGTGGAGCGATGAAAATCTCCCGTTCACATACACGGGGGGAGCGAGTGGTTCTGCTCGAATCACTTCGTCCAAGATCGTGCAGGGTCTCCGAGTGCGTGGTGGGGGTCAATCCCCGTCGGCTGTTCTGTGGTCGCAGACTTCTGTTATTCGGGCGACGTATATTGGCGGCGCTGCCATCTTCCGGTTTGACACAGTGACGGATCAAAGCTCCGTTCTCTCCAGTCAAGCGGTTGTGGAGTATGACGGGCTGTTCTTCTGGCCTGGGGTGGACCGGTTCCTGGTCTACAACGGCGTCGTGCAGGAAGTCTCCAATCCGCTGAACACCAACTGGTTCTTCGATAATCTGAACTGGGACCATAGGCAAAAAGTATGGGGTACCAAAGTTCCGCGCTACGGTGAGATCTGGTGGTTCTATCCGCGAGGTTCCAACACCGAGTGCTCGCACGCGATTGTCTATAACATCCGGGAGCAGACTTGGTACGATACCGAGCTGGCTCGGACGAGTGGGCACTTTGCCCAGACTTTCCGTTATCCGGTATTCGCTCAAGCCGGAACGGTTGGACAGGAGGATCACTCCCTGTGGACCCACGAAACTGGGTGGGACCGTGTGGAGGGGAACAACGTCTACGCCATTCCAGCGTGGTTTGAAACCAGCGACATCACGCTGGCCAACGGCGGTCCGGACCAGCAATGGCTGGGGCTGGATAGGTGGACCCACCTATCGCGGTTCGAACCGGACTTTCTGCAAACCGGCGACCTCACGTTGTCTGTGACGGGCAAGAAGTACCCCAAGGATACAGACTATCAAACAACCAACTTCACGTTCTCCGAAGACACCGAGAAGATCGACCTCAGAGAACAGCGTCGTCTTATGCGTCTGAAGGTCACGTCCAACACACAGGGCGGCTTCTTTGAGATGGGTCAACCTCTTCTTCACATCGAAGACAACGGCGACGGACGACAGTAATGGCGAACTCACGTATCGGTATTCCCGGCACAAACCAGTTCCTGGACAGTACCAATCTGACTTCTACGGTCGGAGCCGTTGAGCGCGAAGGTGTGTTTGTCGGAGATCCGTCTACCTTCGCCGCCCGCGCCGCTGTCAAAAACCAGACCCTGCTGACAAGTGAATATGGACTGGTGACGCGCCCGATCTTCAATCCGGCTATGTTTGATGCGTTCGGCAGGCTGCGGACTTCCGACCCGGTGACTATCTTCGATAGTTCGCAGGAGTACAGCTACCACCCCCTGTTGTTTGAGCACTATGTTTCCGGAACCGGAACAACCACTCACTCCACGACGAGGAACTCCACCACAATTTCGACCGGTGGAACTTCCGTCGGCGCACGGGCTTTTCGCGGTAGCAAGGTCTATTGGCGATATCAGCCTGGCAAATCTCAGCTGGTCAAGATCACGTCCGTGCCTTTGTCTGGTGGTTCGCTGACCGACGTTGCGATGGTGATTCGTTCCAATGTTTCGGGTTCGGTGATGGAGAACCGTGTCCAACAGGCGTCCTGGAATATCGACCCCATGGAAGGGGCTGGGCAGTCTGGCATCACTCTTGACCCCACAAAGAACCAAATCTTCGTTATCGACCTCCAGTGGTTGGCCGTCGGGCGTGTCCGCACAGGCTTCCAAATCGGTGGCGCTTTGTGGTACGTTCACGAATTCACGCACGCCAACACCGCGACCGGGGCGTACATGCGAACCGCCAACCTCCCTGTTCGGTGGGAAGTGGTCAACACCGCAGACGGTCCTCGTGTCCGTATCGGATACTTTGACGATGACAACGGTGTGTTCTTCGAGGTGCAGGCCACCGGAACTATTTCCTGTGAAACCATCTGTGTGGAAATCGAGTCCGAAGGCGGACAACAGGACGCCACCGGATACACCTTCCGGGCGGGAACTGCCGGAACACAGGTGGCCTGTGCCAACTCCGCCACACTCACCCCTGTATTTTCAATCCGACTTCGTGATACCTTCAACAGTCTCACATACAGGGGGCATGTGAAACCGTCTAATCTTGAAGCTCTTGTGAGTACGAACGCTTGCTATTACGAAGTGGTTTTGAACGCAACCCTGACAGGTGCGACCTTCGCCAACAACGCCGAATCCACCTATTCCGGAGTGGAGTACGACACTGCGGCCACGGCTTATTCTGGCGGCACCGTCATTGAGTCTGGGTACTTCGGGGCCGGGGCCGGTTCTGCCCGTTTGGGCGGCTCCACGGGTCTCAGCTCGAAGCTGTTACTCGCACGAACATACGCAAATGTTCGTGACACACTCACATTCGTTGCCCGTGGGGTTTCCGGAACATCCAACGTAGCCCTGACCCTAGACTTCACAGAGGTCTACTGATGCTCGCGGGCATCCTTGCTCCACTGGCTTCGTCTGGGTCTTTTCAACTACAAGATCCACGGCTGTTGACTTTTGAACAGTGGGCGCGGACAACTTTGATTGACGCAGATTACCCGGTTGAGGTATGGTTACCTTGGCAGGATTGGGCCGCGACCCAAATCCTCAAAGGGGTCTTCAACCCCGGCGTCCCTCCGGACCCCCGCCTGTTCATAGATTGGCGGGAATGGGTTCTCAGAATTAAGGATTTAGAATGATCAGAAAGGCCACCGCTGCTGACTTTCCGGACGTTTTTCGTCTGTTCTACGAGGCCTGGGAAGAGAACCCCGGTATGGACTGGCCCGCACCTGAGCCGGTTTGCGTGGCTCAGATGGTGGAAGCTTCGCTCCTGTCGCCACAGGTCATCATCCTTATCCACGCTTGCGAAGATGGCTCGGTTGACGGTATATTGTATGGATACGTTCAACAATTCGTTTGGGCTAAAGAACTCCAAGCCGTATTGGTACTGCTCCGGGTATCAGAAGACGCTTCTAGTTCTGTCGCAGACGGGTTGACCGAGGGTTTTCACGCTATCGTGGATCCGCTCGGCGTTCGTGAAGTGAGCTTTACGATGTCTTCTGGAATTGAAGAAGGCCTTTTCGTAAGGAGAATGCGAAAACACGGCTATGTCCGCATTGGCGTCGACCTCCGGAGAAAAGTATGACTGTCCATCACGCAGTTCGCCGAATCAACAACGGTACTCTGACCGGCTTCCGAGCTGAGCAGCGTGACAGGGCGGAAGCTTTCCGTTCTTCTCCGACAAAAGACATCGACATTATCCGTCGCCGCCACAAGGGCGGGGGCTCCATCGGCGGTATCGTCGGCGGCGTTATCGGCGCGGCTTTGGCCCCGGCGACGGGTGGTCTCTCCTTGGCTTTGGCGACTGGTCTTGGCGCTGGCCTCGGTACTATGGCCGGAGGTATGGCTCTTGACGGCCAAGGTTTCGGCGACGCTCTAAAATCAGGTGTGGTCTCAGGCGCCTTGGGCGGCCTGGGTGCTGGTCTCGGCGGCTTGGCGGCTGGGCAGTTTGCCGGTGCGGGCATGGGCGACCTCGCCAGCAAGGCGCTAGGCTACGGCGTGGCGGGCCTGGGCACGGGGGCGCTGGGTGCCGCCTTGACAGGCGGCAACGTGGCCAAAGGGGCTTTGCTGGGCGGGGCCTTGGGGGCCGGTGGCGGTGCTTTGTCTTCGTTCATGGGGTCGTCTTCCGGTACTTCCGGTGAAGCGGCTGGGGCTGCGCCCGAAACAGGCACGGGTGCGGATCTTTCTGGCGCTACGGGCGCTGAAGCTTCGATGGGATCCTCCGGCGTCACGTCTACGCCGCTGCCGGAACCGACAGGGGGTCTGACCTCCCTGGCCAATGAGGGTGTTTCCCTCGGCGATCTCGGTACTTCTTTTGCCGACACATCGTTCATTGGTGCGCCTTCTCCGTCCGCCGGTATCCAGGGGGTGAACTTCTACCCTCAGCCGTCCACAGTCACTTCCACTCCTCTGGGTCTTCAAGGGCCGACAGCGTCGTGGGGCGGGGAAGTTACGTCGTCTCCCCTGGCTGCGGCTGAAGGGCTTCCGGCCTCAACAACTTCTGGCAACCCGTACCAGAACCTGCTTTCCAGCGGCTCTGTGCAGGTGGATCCCTGGGCTTTGCAGACCCCGACCGCTGGAACCGGGTATCAGGGTGTTCAATACGGTACCCCGCCGACGGCTACCCTTGCTGACGTTCCGATCTACGAACGTGCGCTGAACTGGGCCATGGACAACCCTATCCAGGCCGGTGTTCTCGGGGTTGGAGCTCTGTCGGCCTTTGGACCGATGCTGTCTTCGCCGAAAGCGGCCCAGGCGCAGCTTCCGCAGACCAGCGGTACTACCAGTCAGTACTGGAACACACCTCTGCCTTCTTATGATTACGGTGGGCAGAACCAACGTGGTCGCATCGCCTACACAGGTCCGTTGAACCAGTACGGTCGTTCGGCCTCGCCGAGTGAACACATCTTCTTCAATCCGGTGGTCTCTTCCCCGGTCTCTGCGTAATTCTGGAGAATTCCGATGGCTCTTGATTTCTTGTTCAACGGCAGTCCTCCGGCCAACGCCAACGCTGCGACCGTTTCTCAGACCAATATGCCGGACTGGTATCAGGAATATACCCGTGGTCTTCTGGCCAAGTCGAATGCGATCGCCGCTGAACCGTATCAGGCATACGGCGGTCAACGTGTCGCCGATCCGACCGCCGACACAACCCAGTCGTATGACCTGACCCGACAAAACATCGGCAGCTATCAGCCTGCGATGAACCTGGGTCAGCAGTATTTGACCCAGGCCGGTGGTGGTTTCGACCAGACCGAGTTCAACAAATATCTGAACCCGTACACCGAAAACGTCAACAACCGCATCGCTCAGTTGGGTCAGCGCAATCTGACTGAGAACCTGCTTCCCAGCGTGAACCAAACCTTCACCGGGGCGGGCCAGTTCGGCGGTTCTCGGAATGCGGAATTCACCGCTCGCGCCGTCCGCGATGCCAACGAAAGCATCATGGGCCAACAGGCACAGACAATGCTGAACGCCCAGAATGCCGCGATGCAGGGTTATCAGCAGGGGCAGGCCCTGACGGCCACTTCCGGCCAACAGCTTGGCGCTCTGGGGCAAGCTGTTCAGGGGGCGGGCATCAAGGACGCGGCGGCTCTACAAGCCATCGGTCAGGAACAACAGGCTCTCGGTCAGAAGAGCCTGGACACGGCGTATCAGGACTTCCTGACCCAGCGTGACTGGGACATGAACCGTGCGCAGTTCCTGAACCAACAGATCCGTGGCTTCAACCCGCCGACATCGACGACTTCTGCCTCGTCTACTCCCGGTAACTATCAGACCTACAGCCCCAGCCCGCTTTCTCAGTTGGTGGGCACAGGTATTGCTGCCTACGGCTCCGGGATGTTCAAATAAGGATCAAGACCATGGGTGCTTTGAGCGACACAAAAGGTCAGCTGGACGAGGCTCTGTCTGGTCTGGGATACAAAGACCTGGGCGGTACAACCGGGGGAGACGAGGTTAATCTCCCCCTGCTTATGCTCGGTGCAGGTATGGCCGGTTCGAAGTCGCCGTTCTTCGGCACGGCTTTGGGCGAGGGTCTTCAGATGGCCGGTAAAACCATCGCCGAGCAGCGGACGGCTAATCTTCAGCGAGAAGCCCTCAAGTCTCAACTGCTGAAAAGCGGTATTGAGAACATGCACCTGATTACCGTTGAGAACATGCGTCGCGCCGAGTTGGGTATTCCTCCGATCAATATCGGTTACGGTATCGGCGATACTCAGGGCCAGGGCGCGGCTGCTCCGGGTCAACCCACAAGTCCTCTGGGGTTCTCGACACAGGCCCCCGCGACAGGCGGTGCTCTGGGGATGCTCGGCGGTAAGTCCAGTCAGAAGGGTGCGGCGGTCACGTATTCCGGGATGAGTCCGGAAGAATTGATGTCTCTTTCTCGCCGATACGAATACATGGGTTCCAAGGTTTCCGCCGAGGAACTGGCCAAGCTGGCCACTGCCGGTCTTCGCGCTCGTCAGGAACAGGCCGGTAAAGACTACCTGGATCTCACACAGGGTCCAGACGGTACTTCTCGTTATTCGCTGGCTCCCGGCGTGGACATTGCCAAGCTCAAGGAAGCGCAGGCTAAAGAAGGATTCTTGGTCGGCCCCAACGGGCAGATCGTTGATCCGATGTCCGCTGCCAAAGCTGCGCGGGCCGGTCGTGTCGCCGGTTCCGAAGCTTGGGCGCGGATGCCTGCCGAAGTCGCTGGACACGGCGCAAAGGCGAACATGGATTTGGTCGAAGGTGTTGACGCCGAAGGACGGAGCGTCAAGCTGCCCCGCGGGGACGTGGCCGGGTTGGCGGTGGGCCGTGGGGGCGGTGCCGCTGGCCCTAGTGGTGCGTTTGTCACGAAGGATCCGCTGACAGAGGCCCTGAATAAGGACACAGCCGAACAGGTTGTCGGTCTTCGGAATTACGCCAACAGCGCGCCCCGACTGATCGCGCGTCTGGAAGGTATGGCGGACGTCTTCAAGGATATCCAATCGGGCTCATTCCAAACCAAGAAGGCCGAAATCGCCCAGTTTCTGCGCGACAACCTCGGCATGGAGAACGCCGAGAACATGCTGAACACCGACGCTGCGGCGGTTCAGAAAATCGTGAAGTCCAACATCGCCCAATCCTTCGAACAACTGAAGGCGTTTAATCCTCGCGCTACGCAGATGGAGTTCCAGGCTGCTTCACAGGCTTTTGCGAACCCTGACTTGGACCCCCTGGCTGCTCGGAAGATCTTGGCGGACGACTTGGCCACTGCGAAGTGGGAGCTCGGAAAGCTGGAAGGGTTCAAACAGTCCGGCGGGCGTGACTGGGATAAGTTCATCACCGAATACAACAAGGGTGACGGCCTGTCCAAGCTGAAGAAAGCGGAGTACGAACGTATCGGACCGTTCGCTGGCGAACGTACCCCTCCTTCCAGACAAGACAAGAACCCTGACAAGGTCATCAGCGGCTGGCGCACGGACCCCAGCCTCCGTAAGGTCGGTGAACCATACACCGTCAATGGAAAGCAGTATTATTGGGGCGGAGACCAGAAGTGGTACACTCCCGAAGAGTGGAGGACTCGTAATGCCGCTAAGTGATGAAGACATCGGCCTCGCCAAGCCCGCTGCCCTTTCCGGAGGGTTGTCCGATGCCGACCTGGGTCTTGGTCCTGTCTCGGCCCCGGTGGACATCGCCAAGGCCCTGCCGACATACGCCGTGAAAGGCTTGGCGCATATCCCCGGATTTCCCGGAGAAGTCGCCAAGCTTGGAGAAAGTGTGTCCGGTTGGTTGGGGGATAAGTTCGGACCGACTATTCCGGAAGGTGTTCCGCAGATTGGTCGAGACAACCCGGCTGACCCACGTTTCGCTCAATACTATGTCGAACATCCGATTCGTCAGACGGTAGACGCTCTGGCCTACGGTATTTCTCCTGCGCGAGTTATGCCGACTGGTCAGGATATCTCTAACGCTATTCTCGGCGTCACCGGAAAATACGAACCCCAGACTACTCCTGGGAAAATCGCATCTGAAGGTGTCGAGTTCGGCACATCCATGCTCGGCCCTGGTGGAGCCTTGCGCGATGCTGGCGGGTTGGCTCGCAAGGCTGGGCAAACCTTCGCTGAAATCCCCACTCGTCTGCGGGATGTTGGGATGGGGTTCTCTGCCGGACTGGGTTCCGGTGTCGCCGGTGAACTTTCAAAGAACCCTGCCGGAGAAGAGTCCGGGCTTGCCAAATTCGGCGGCGCAATCATGGGCGGTTCCATTCCGACAGCTCTTCAGAAACTCGGTACGGCCGTGAAGCCTTTGCTAGGTGGGAAGTATGCCCAGGACTCGGCTGAAAAAGCTGCCGGTTCTGTTCTTAAGACTTCCGCGACAGACGCCGACGCCGCTCAGGCCGCGCTGGACGCCTACGCGCCGACCCGCGTTTCTCTTTCTACTTCACAGGCGGCGTCTGACCCCGGCCTGGAAGCTGCGTCCGAACGGTTCCGCAATCTCGCCGGTCGGCAGGACAACAGTGGTGAGTTGACAGCTCCTCGCACTGCCCGTGAAGAAGCCAATGTCCGCGCCCTGATGGACCAAGCCGAACGACTCGGAGGGAGCGGTAGCCCCCTGGCTATGGAACAGTTCCACCGGACAGCTTCCGAGCAGGCCGACGAAGCTGTAAAATCAGCCTTCGACGATCTCTCCACCAAAATGACCAGGGGGGAGGCGTCCGCGTCGGCCCGCGAAGCTTTTGACAAGGCATTGGCGGCGGAAAAGAAGGCGACGGATAAGCTGTGGAGCGATCCGCGACTGGCCGACACTCCCGTCAAACGTGACGTATTCTTCGATGAAATTCAGAAGTACGGCGAAGGTCTGGACCCCATCACGTTGCGTCAAATCCCGGCGGACGTGCGGGATGCCTTGCGTGAATACGCCGAGAAGTATTCCACCTCGGCGACTATTCCGCTGGAAGCTGCCCAGAAGATTCGCAGTCAGGTTCTCGAACTTTCACGTGACGCCGCTTCCGGGGCCAACCCGAACAAGGCTCAGGCTCGCGCTCTGGGGGGTTTGGCTTCTAAGATCCTGGACATCATTGAGGGTCCGGCAGCTATCGCATTGAAAGACAAAGGGGCTGTCGCCGCTTGGAAACAGGCGCGTGACGCCACCCGGCAATTCCACGAACGGTTCACTGCCGGTGTTCTCGGCAAGTTCGACGATGTCGACACATCTGGGGTGCGTCGTGTCGCCGATGAAGCGACTCTTGGTCAGATTATCGGAAAGTCTGGTTCCGGGTCCGAGCAGAAGTTAGAACAGTTCCTCAAGGCGGCTGGGCCTGACGCTGAGAAACCTGTCACAGAATACATGATGAATATTCTGTACGGCAACGGCGCAAAAGAGCCGACGGCGAAACAGATTGAAAAGTTCGCTTCGGACTATTCGCACGTTCTGTATAATGTTCCGGGCCTGGACGACAAGATCCACGCCCTGTACGACGCCACTCTGGCCCGTGAAGGTGTGCGCGGGAGCCAGTCCGCAGCGTTCACCACGAAGTCTCCCGAGAACGCGGTCATGTCCATCTTCCGGGCTGCGGACCCGCAAGCGGCGGCTACTCAGCTTATGGGACAGCTCACAAAGGCTGGCGACAGCGCGGCTATCGAAGGTCTGCGTCGGAACACTGTCGACACGATGCTTCAGCAGGCTAAGTCCCCACAGGACATCCTGAAGTTCATGGACAAATACGAAAAACCGTTGGGCCGTATTCTCAATGAACCGCATCAGCAGGACCTGATGAAGGCTCTACGTGACAACATCGAATCAGTCGGTAAAGCTCCGTCTGGTCCGGTTGGGTCGATGTCTGGAATTAAGTCTCTGGAAGGTGGGCGCTTTATCGATTTGCTTCTCGGCAACGTCGGCGGTAAAGTTGCTGGTGCTGGCCTGGGGGTCGGCGCGGCCAAGCTCTTGGAGACAGCAGTACCGGGTGCCGGTGCGGCCGGGATGCTGGTGGAGTTGTTGGGGGCCGCTGGTGGTCTGAAATACGGTGAAAAAGCTCTTTCTGCCGGTCCATATGCCCGGACGCAGGAGCAAACACTTAAGATCCTGTCCAAAGCTTTCGAGGATCCCAAGCTCGCGGCCACGCTGATGAAGAAGGCCACTCCGGCCAACTGGAAGCGGTTGGAACAGAGTGCCGCTCCGGCCCTGACGGCTATCCAGGCATCTCAGACTGAAACGGGAGACCGATAAATGGGTGCCCTTGAAGAAGCACAACGTCTGTACAACGCTCAGCAGATGACACACCAGCCGTCTTACAAGCTGAGTTCTCCTGTTGACCTGGGCGTTTTCGGAACCCACAGCCTCGGTATCCAGACACTTCCGGGGCAAGACAAATCCGCCGCACAGACCTCCCTGGACAGGACTGCCAGAGTTGCGCAGGGGCTTTACGACCTCAAAACTGCTCCGGCGTACTTCTTTCCACCCGCCGCCGTTCCTGCTTCCATCTGGGACGCCACAGAAGGGGTTGTCCGTAACGACCCTGTCCAGGCGGCTACGTCGGTCCTAGGCGTCCCCGGTCGTGCAGCCAAGCTTGCGACTGGCGCACTGGCCACGGCTGTTCCCACTGAAGCCCAGGCCGCTCCGTCGTACAGCGGCATCACCGGCCTGTATTCACGGCTGGCCGACGAAGTTTCGAAGATACAGGGGAAGATGCCGAAAGCGTCGGCCGATAACTGGCTATCGTGGCTGAATAAAAATCCAAACGTCCCCCAGGCTGAACTGAAGTGGGGTGGTCTTGGCCAACACTTGCTGGATAAAGGTAAGCAGCCCGTCACCGCCCAGGAGATCGCAAAATACCTCGAAGACAATCCGATCCCGATGAATCAGCGGACGTTAGGTGAGACACGCGAAACACGTGACGCCGATCAGAAGCTTATGGACCTCGACGCTCAATTTCGTCGGGCACTCAACAGTTCAGACCAACCCGGTATGCCGACTGCTCAGGAACTCGGTCGCGAAATTCGCCGCCAGCAAAGGCTGGCCCCCCGCGAATGGCCGACACTCTATAAAGCCTACCAGCTCCCCGGTGAGACAGACCTGTATCAGGAGAAGGTGTTCAGTTGGAACCCCTTCGAAGAAATGTACTCCGTTATCAACAAGGGGGACGACGCCGGAGAGCAAGTTGTGCGGGCAGGTTTTCCCTCCGAGGAAGCGGCCGACCGTTATATCACCAATTCCTTCAACGAACTCGGCTATGACCCCGGCTACGCCATCGAGCGAATCGTAGATATTCCCACGAAGTATCGGGCTCCTCACTTCGGCAACGCGACCGCCGATAACCAGAACCTCGCTTTCCACACCCGGACAAACGAGCGTCAGCTTCCTTCCGGAGAGAAAGCCTACCATATTGAAGAAATTCAGTCTGACTGGGCACAGAAGGCTCGCGACAGCGGAACCTACGATCCGAACAATCCGTACGAGGTGTTCGATCCGCGGGACCCCAACACGGCCAGCTATATCTCCCGTCATCCGACCTTGGAGGAGGCCCGTCAGGCCGCACACGAGCTGGATGAAACCGGAACAATAGCCAACTTCCACGATGCCTCTCGTGGGAGGGTACAGGGCCAACCCTTCGCAGAGGAACAGGGAGGTATCCCCCTGTACGCCCACACGGCTTTCCGCAAGAACTTGTTCGACGCTGCCGAAGCCGACTCGGACTACCTAACCTGGACCACTGGGAAGCAGCAGTCAGACCGATACAGCGGTCACGCTGAAGAAGGTATGTCCAACTTCTACGACTCCAAGATGAAGAAAATCGCTGAACGCGAAGCTCGCCGGCTTGGTCTCGACCCGAAAGAAGTAATTGTGAAAGTTCCGTACAAAGAGGCAGGCGGGTTTTCCGACGGAACACTCGACATGGCCGACGAATACGTCATCCAGGATATCCTCGAACAAAACTATACCGCGATGCGCGGCAATCTCGAAGGAGACACAGAAGCTCTTTCCGAACTGGACAGGTGGTACGAAAGTATCCCTAAAACGGATGAAGGATATCGCAACGCCTTCCGGTGGATAGAAGAGCAGACCGGCGGAGAGATAGACACAACACTACACCCTGCTCTACAAACCCTGCTCAGTTCTGGGGGAGACGAAGTCTGGGCCATGAAACTCTCCCCCGAAGTGCGGAAGAAGATCAGGGAGAAGGGTCTGCCGTTCATGGGTGTCGCCGCCACCGCAGGCGCAGCGAATACAGGGGAATAGACCTACGGGGCCGCAAAAACAGCTTGCGGCCCCGGCCCCCCTGTGTAACCTAAAACCCAGGCAAATAGCGGCTCACAGCCCTATTACTTATTAAAACCAAAAACAAACTAATAGCAAAACCAATAGGACAAAAACGCTGCTAAAACAACAGTTTAGCGGCGACGCTATTGGTTTATTGGTTTTGCCCTACGCGCACGTACCCAGGAAAAAATTTTTAAAAATTTTTGTCGACAAAAACCAATAAACCAATAATGTAGAATACAAACAGGGGTTAAGGGTTTGTTTTTACACGTGAAACGTCCTATTACTTTTCCGTTTTAAAACCAATAACAAAACAATAGGTTGGCAAAAACCAATAAGTGAAAACGTGGTTGTGTACAATCCGCGCCCGAGAGTGAAGTTAAAGATAGAAACCTCCCCCGTACACACGTACATAAGAACCTCCCCCGTATGTGCCCACACACGTAAGGCCCCACCCGCACCCCCAGCGTCCACGTCAGTCGTCCGCCAACAACTGCGCCACGCCCGCAACGGGGGCGTCTGCTACCCTACTAGCCCACGGGTGCAAACACCGGCCCACAGGCCCTTAAAAACGGCTTTGCCAACCGGGGGTGGTTGCAGTATAGTATCGCTCAGTAGAAAGAAGAGGAAAAACATGCTCGACAAATATCCGTTTCGGTACAAACCGTTCCAGCATCAGTTGTCCGCCCTTAACCTGGGGTGGAAACAAAAGAATTTCGCGTTTCTCATGTCCATGGGTACTGGGAAGACCAAAACAACGATTGACAACATCGCGCTTTTGTTTGAGGACGGGGCCATTGACTCTGCCCTGATTATCGCGCCGAAAGGGGTCTATCGGAACTGGTCCGATCTTGAAATCCCAACGCATCTCCCAGAACACCTGTTGAAGGGAACGCGGGTGGCCTACTGGACGTCTTCGGCCAACAAGGAGGAAAAGTCTCAGATGGAGATGGTCTTCGTTCCGAACGACGACCTGAATATCTTCGTCATGAATATTGAAGCCTTGTCCACAGACAGAGGGAAGCGTGTAGCGGAGAAGTTCCTACTGGGACACAAGGCTGTTATCGTCATTGACGAATCGACTTGTATTAAGAACCCCAGTGCAAAGCGAACAAAGTCTGCAATCATCTTGGGTAAGATGGCCCCCTACCGGAGAATCCTGACCGGTTCTCCGGTAACGAAGTCTCCGTTGGACCTGTATTCGCAGTGTCAGTTCCTGGACTGGCGGTTGTTGGGGTTTTCGTCCTTCTTCGCATTCAGAAATCGTTACGCCGTGACGAGGACGCAGAACTTCGGTGGTCGTTCCTTTCAACAGGTTGTTGGGTACAGGAACACTGAGGAACTGGCCGCAAAACTGAAAGAATTCAGTTTTCGTGTGACAAAAGAGGAATGTCTTGACCTTCCTCCGAAGGTATTCATCCGACGAACCGTTGAAATGACTGACCAACAGAAGAAGGTTTACGAGGACATGCGGAAGAATGCCGTGGCCTCCTTAAACGGGGGATTGGCCACCACGACCGCAGTCATTACACAACTTCTCAGACTTCATCAAATTGTTTGTGGCTTCATGAAAACCGACGAGGGGGAAGAAATTTCCCTGGAACACCGTCGCCTTGAGGAGCTGATGTCCACTCTGGAGGAGTTGGACGGGAAGGTGATCATCTGGGCCAATTACCGACGAAACATCAAAGAAATCACGGAAGCTTTGTCGAAGGAATACGGTAAGGATTCTGTCGTAACGTATTACGGCGACACATCGGAAGAAGACCGGGAACAGGCCAAGATCAAGTTCCAAGACCCCGACAGCTCGGTACGGTTTTTCGTTGGCAACACACAGACGGGCGGATACGGGATCACACTGACGCAGGCCACCACCGTCATCTATTATTCCAACAATTACGACTTGGAGAAACGCCTTCAGTCAGAAGACCGCGCCCACCGTATCGGCCAGACAAAAACGGTACTCTACGTTGATCTGGTAACACCAGACACGGTGGACGAGAAAATTCTGAAAGCTCTTCGTGAGAAGAACGATATGGCCCGTTTGCTGACAGGTGACGCATGGCGCGAGTGGATCTAGAAGACGAAGAAGCCATACTTGCGGCGGCTCGTGAAATCCGCAAGGCCAGAAGAGAAAAACGAAGAAAGAAAAGAGCGCAGAAACAAGCGCGGCTGTTGGAGGAAGAACGGAAAAACTTCGCTCTTCAAAGACACATACGGGCGGAGTTCTTCGAAGAACTACGTTCGCGTCAGAACACCCTAGGACCAACACAGATCATGCTGGACGAAGAAAAGCGTGTGGTGATGGCCCGTGCGGAAGTTCGGTATTTGTATTCACACCTGACAATGGAGCAGGTGTGTTCGGAAGTTGGAGTGGAAGGAAAAGACCTGAGAACATTCATACTCTCTCGGAAAGGTGTTCTCAGAGTGCGATGGCCGTAGGCTTGCCAAACGCGCCGGGGTGGGGTAGGGTATTTGGGTAAGCGAAAGAAAGTAGAGGATACCATGTCGAAAGTCTACGTCGTCCAAGAGGTATATGGGCGAGACTTCATGCCAGCTAAGAAGTTTGGGGAACTTGTTCCTCTGCTTCAGGCTGACACTCAGATCTATCTCTCGGCGACCCCGGCGGTTCGTAGGCTGACCCGGCATTTATCCAAGTTCACGGACGAAGATTACCTGCTGTTGGTCGGAGACCCTGTTCTGATTGGCATTGCAGTCTCCATTGCCTGCGCTGCGAATCGTGGCAAGGTGAAGCTTCTGAAGTGGGACAAAAGGAACATGGACTACCACGCGGTGTCTGTGGATATTTTTCAGAAAGGAGAGCAGTTCAATGAGTAGTTCCATTATCGATGCGATGTTCGAAGACACGACCGCCGACATCGAACTGACCGTCAGCGATTCGGCGCTCGGAAAGCTGTCGGCGCTGGCCAACAAACAACTGGAAATCGAACGGTGGATTGAAGCTCAGCAAGAGCGCCTGAAGCTGGCGACCGACGCCTTGCGCCGTGTGCGTGAGGTGGAGTTGCCGGAAGCTTTGGACGAAGCCGGTGTTTCCAAGTTCACTCTGTCAGACGGGTCCACGGTTTCGGTGAGCCCGTATTACAGCGCGTCCATCCCGGCCGATCGTAAAGCCGAAGCGTTCCAGTGGCTGGACCGGAACGGTTTCGGTGATCTTATCAAGACCGAAGTCGTCACCCGCTTCGGACGAGGTGAAATTGACCAAGCCCGTGAACTCTCTCGTAACCTGAAAGACCAAGGCTACGAGGCTGAAAACAAGGACTCAGTTCACGCGCAAACCCTGAAGGCGTTTATCAGGGAACAAATCGAATCCGGGGGCGTGGCAGTCCCCCTGGATTTGTTCGGGGCCTATGTTGGCCGACAGACTGTCATCAAGAAAGGAAAGTAACCCATGGCTAAAAATGAAACAACAACGGTGGTCGCTACCGTCGAAAACAAGAACACGCTCCCGGCTGGCTTGGAAGACATGTATCAGGACGCGGGCAGTGGTCTGGAAAATACGTCCACTCAAGACTATGCCATTCCGTTCCTCGGTATTCTGCAAGCCCTCAGCCCCCAGCTGAACAGGCAGGAAGGGGCGTATATCAAGGGCGCCGAACAGGGGAACATTTTCAACAACGTGACCAACGAAGTTATTGACGGTGAAGAAAAGGGCATCCTGGTCATCCCGGTGGCCTTCCAGTTCAAGAACATCGAATGGAAGCCGCGTGAGTCCGGTGGCGGCTTGGTGGCCATGTACGACCGGGACAATACTCCGACCGACGTGTCGACCGATGACCGCGGTCGCACCGTCCGCCCGAACGGCAATATCGTTTCGGCCACTGCCCACCACTACGTTCTGGTCATCAGCGAAGACGGCAATGTCGGCCAAGCTGTGATCGCCATGACTTCCACGCAGCTCAAGAAGAGCCGCCGTTGGAACAGCATGATGTCGCAGATCAAACTGCGCGGCCCCAACGGCATGTTCACCCCGCCGACCTACAGCCACGTTTATCGGCTGAAGACTGTCCCGGAAAGCAACAACCAGGGCTCCTGGTATGGTTGGAACGTCACCAATGAAGGTCTGGTGACTGACAAGGAACTCTACACCATGGCCAAGGAATTCTCCAAGGCCGTGACCTCTGGTCAAGTGGAAGCCAAGCCGGTTGATCCGGACGCTTCTTCCGGCGCCGAGAGCACCGACGCTTTTTAAGTCTAACGCTCCGCCGGGTAGCGAAAATACCCGGTATTTTCTTGAGAGATAGAAATCATGGAAGAACTCGCCGATAAATTTATGCGCGTCTTCTCCGGGCTGACGTCTGCCCACGGAACTTATACCGTGGACAATGGTCCTGTTATCGAGGGAAGTAAGAGAAAAGGGAAGGCG